CTGTCCTTTTTGTGTAGCGACCCGGCGGTGACGCGGGGTGAAGATCATCAGGGGGCGCACGGGTGGCCTGGTGTAAAACCGCAGGTCAGAGAGGTGTACCTGTGGGGGTCCTGCGTTGGCGCACGCTAGGGGGTCACCATGTGCTACCTCACGCGGCGTGACCTGCCCCGGCTGCCATCACGTAGTGTTACTTCGGCTCGTGTGCTGCGCGTCAGGCTGACGACAGGGGCGGCGGCGGCGGCGGGAGGGTGCGCGCCAGCCATGCGGCGCCCGCCGCGGCGTAGCAGCCGCTGACCGGGCCGGAGCCGCGCCGGCCGAACGTCCACCGCTGACCGATCGCGAGGCGTTGAGCGTTGCCGATCTGCGCGTTCAGGGCGGGGTCGTTGGTGTGGTGGACCTCGCCGACCTTGACCAGGCCGGCGAACGACATGGCGGCGGTCGGCGCCTCGGTGGTGAGCTCCACGAGCTTCACTCTGCGCGGTGGCCAGCGGGACCCGCCCCGCCTGTTCGCGAGCAGGTCGGCGGCGACGACCGCGGCAGGCCCGTTGGGGAACCAGCCGATGGCCCGTGGTGCGACCTGGGCGACGACGTCGGGGAGTTCCCGGCGTAGCTCCTGCGTGCAGTAGGGCCCGGACCAGGCACGGACGACGTCGAGGTGGATGACGCCGTCGATGTCGGCGGCGGCGATGAGGTCGGCGCGGTCGCCGGACAGTGACACGTCCAGGCAGAGCGCCACCTTGTCCCGGTGCAGGGCCAGGTCGAGGACCGGGTGTCTGCCGGCGGCGTCCCACAGCGTGGGTTCGATGGCGGGGTCGATCAGGTGGACGCGTTGGCACATGACCTCGGTGCGGTGCTCGCTCAGCTCCATCCCGCCGGCGTGCTTCGCCCTCTCGGCGTCGGCGATCAGCACATCCAGATCCGGGCCGTGACCGGGGCGGCCGGCGTTGGGGTTGGCCTGGAGAAGCGCCGCAACGTCGTCCGGTTCGGCGCCGTCCGGCGCGCTCCACTCGAACAGGCCCAGCCGCGGGTCACCGTCACCGGTCTCGACGAACTTCAGCGCTGGATCGCGCAGTGAGTCGAGCACGACCGAGTCCGCGTCGCCCTGGTTGGTGATGGCGACGGTCTGCGCGTCGGGTACCGCGTTCTGCGCGTTGGTCGCCGAGCCCCACGCGTCGCGGTCGTGGTGCTCGCGCAGCTCGTCGCACAGCCACCGGTTCAACGTCATCGACCGGCCGGCACGCCTGTTGTTGGCGCGGAACACGACCTCCGCGCCGGCCGCGGTCTTGAAGCTCTCCTCGGAGGGTGTCAGGCGTAGCGGGTCGGGCCCGAGGTCGAGTTTCATCCACTCGTTCTCCCGCGCCGCCTCATGGACCTGCGTCCAGGTCCGCTTGGCGTAGCTGCGGTCGGTGCTCGTGATCAGCGTGAGCGGCTGCGCCTCGACGTGCATCCAGTAATGGATCAGCGCCTTCGCCCAGGTGGTCTTCCCGTTCTGCCGCGCGACGAGGACCAGCACCTTACGGAACCGCGGCCGACCGTCGGGCAGCAGTTCGCCGACGTGGACGGACAGCCATTCCTGCCACGGGTCGAACGGTGTGCCGCAGACGTCGCGGGCGAAGTCGATGAGGTCGAAGCCGTAAGACGTGTCCGGCGTCAACTCACGCAGCGGCGGAGTCCAGAGCCGCGGCAGGGTCGAGCCGTAGACCGTCTCAGCGAGGGCGGGTCCAGGCTCCGCCATTCCCGCCACCGCGTGGCTGGCCGTCACGGAAGTCCATCTTTGCGTGGCAGGAGGCGCACATCGGTTGGTACTCGATCGGCCGGGGACTGTAGGACATGACCCTGCCGCCGGGGCGCTCGGGTCCCGTCATGACCTTGGTGGCATCCGGTCGCAACGCCCAATGCTGTGCTCGCGCGTCGCATTGCACACACAGATGCCGGGCGGCCGGTCCACGTATCAGGCGGCAGCGGTAGTGTGCTGCCGCATATCCGATTTGGGTGTCCGGTTTGTCCTGCCGCAAGATCCGGCGACGATGACAGCCGCATGACTTCGTCCCGCCGGAGGTCAGGTTCCCGACCCGGACGACGACGGATTCCCCGCAGTCGCACACACACAGCCATCGGGCGCCCGAATCGTCGCCTCGGACCAATTTGACTGCGACGAGCATGCCGAACCGCTGCCCGGTTCTGTCCTTCGCTGGATTGCCCATTCCAGCAGTCTATCTCAAGTTGAGAGGGTTCAAGCGCCGGATTGTGCACGTAGGTCGCGCCTTTTGCGTAGCTCGTCGAGCGGGTTTGCGGGAGCACTGCGCTTCACCCCCTTCTGCTCGCCGCGGGCCGCGGTGGTCAGGCCGAGGCTGGTCAGCGTGGCCAGCAACTTCGGGCCGAGGTCGCTGGCGACGGAGTGTTCGGCGAGCGCGGTGCTGATCGCGGTGAACGCTTCGAACGGGTCGTCGTCCTCGAGCGTCGTCCCGGCGATCGCGCGGCTGATGACGGCGAGGGCCTTGCGGTATTTCGCGGCCGGCGCCGCGCTGTCGATGAGTTCGGCGTAACCGAGGGCGAGGCGTTCGGTGGCGGTGTCGCGGGGGTCGACGTCCGTCCGCCCGTCCAGCGCCGCCTCTATGGCTGTCAGCATCCGGCCCATGCGCACAAGATACGGCGGTCACCTCATGGTCGGCTAGCGGATGGTGAGGTACCCTCCGCATCATGTGGCGGCGGCTCGGGACGTGGGCGCGTCGCAGCCTGTCCGCCTTCCGGGCCCAGCTGTACTCCGTCTCCGATCCGGCTCTCGCCGCGATCCTCGGCTTCGGCTCCAACGTCGCCGGCGTCGGCGTCGGTGAGGGGTCGGTCATCGGCCTGTCCGCCGTGTACCGGGCCGTGTCGCTGATCTCCGGCACCCTCGCCCAGCTGCCGATGCGGACACTCCGCGACACCGGCGACGGGATGCGTCAGCGGATCAACTCGTTCCTCGACAACCCGGGCGGCCCGAACGGACCGACCGCGTTCGAGTGGAAGGAGACCTGCCTCTGGCATCTGCTGCTGCACGGCAACGCGTTCGCGGCGCACGTCTTCGGCGGCGCCGGGCAGCTCGTCGCCCTGGCGCTGCTGCACCCGCTGTGCGTGACGGTCGAGCTGCCCGGCCCGGACGACACGGAGCAGCCGGCCGGCGGGAAGTGGTTCTACGCGACGCTGCTCGACGGCACCCGCCGCCGCTTCGACGCCACCACCATGACGCACATCATGGGCCCGTCCCTGGACGGGGTGCGTGGCCTGTCGGTCATCTCGGTGGCGCGGAACAGTCTCGGCACCGCGATCGCCGGCGACCAGGCCGCGGCGAAGATGTTCGGGTCCGGGCTGACCGTGTCGGGGATGGTCACCCCCGATGAGGACTCCCCCGACTGGGAGGACAGCAAGGAGATCAAAGAGTCCGTGAACGCGGCGCTGACCGGCATCGACAACGCCGGTCAGATCGCGGTACTCAACCGCAAGCTCAAGTTCACGAAAATGTCGATGTCGGCTGAGGACGCCCAGTTCCTGCAGTCGCGGCAGTTCTCGATCGAGGAGATCGCCCGCTGGTTCGGGGTCCCCCCGTTCGAGCTGATGCAGACCGACAAGCAGACCTCCTGGGGTACGGGCATCGAGGCGCAGCAACGAGGCCTCGGCCGTACCGTCCTCGCGCCGTGGGCGACCCGGATCGAGCAGCGCCTGTCGCGGCTGCTGCCGAACCCCCGCTTCGTCGAGTTCGACTTCCACGGCTTGGAGCGGCCGGACCCGGCAACGGAGATCGGTCTCCTGCTGCAGGAGACCGACGGTGGTCTGCTCACCCTGAACGAGGCCCGCGCCATCCTCAACCTGCCGCCGGTCGAGGGCGGCGACGTCCTGCGCCTGCACGGCCAGCCGATCACGGGCGGCACGCAGGCGACGCCGGCCGAGCAGGCGGCCACCGACCCTGTGGAAGAGGTGGTGCCCAGTGCGGTTTGACCTGACCCGGCTCGTCGCTCTTGCCGACCGTGGCCGGCAGCTTCGCGACCGGCAGCTGTCCCGGCTGGCGCAGGAACGGCCGTCAGTCCGGCCCGCTCCCGTCCGGCGTGTCCTCGGCCGCCCGGCCGGCGAGAGGTGACCCGGATGCACATGGACGTGTCGAACCTCGTCGTGCTCGCCGATCGCGGCCGGGCGTTGCGTGACGCCCACCAGCCGTGGGCCAATCTGGCCCGGACGGACCGGCCTGCCCGGACGGACCGGCCGCGGGCCGGCCGCGGGCTGCGCGTCCTGGCCGCGGCCAAGGGCGAGCGCACCACCGTCCGCCTGTACGGGCCGATCGGCAAGAGCTGGTGGGACGACACCAGCGTTTCGGCGTCGGAGCTGGCGGAGGCGCTCGACTCCATCGGCCCGGACGGCATCGACCTGCACATCAACAGCGGCGGCGGTGACGCGTTCGACGCGGTGGCCATGCACGCCGAACTGCTGAACCACCCCTCCGACGTGGTCACCTACGTCAACGGGATCGCGGCGAGCGCGGCCAGCATGATCGCCATGGCCGGCGACGAGATCGTGATCGAGAAGCCTGCCCGCTTCATGAT